CGGGCAAACTTCTTTGCCACCTTCTTCGACGGGCATTTGCCACGCGCTTTCTTACGCCCTTTGGCCGTGGTGCACATGCCCATGAATTTCTGCTGCTTCTTACTCTTCGCTGGCATCTTCGACCCGTCCTGCATCGCGCACCATGCGCTCGATATAATCAACCACATCCCTCTGCGCGGCACGAACGACAATACGTGTCTGGTCTGGGTGATCGGTCAATTCATTTGTGCTGAATTCATTCTTGATAGACTGCAGCACCTCTTGCCCTGTGTGATTATCAAACACGGTTTGGAACTTACGTGCTTTCTGGGCAAGTCTTTCTTTAATCCTTTCATGTGCTTGAGCCTGTGCTTTTTTCTGTGGAAGTTCAGATAGCGCCATTATTGTATGGTCCTCGCTTGGTCCGCCTGCGCGGTATTCTTGTCAGCCTTTGATAGTGTTTCAGCCTGTTCAGCTTCTGCCTGCGCCTGCGCTGCATCCGCCCGGTCCCGGCGCTTCTTGGTTATCTCAGCCTCGCCGGCCATGATATCTGATGGTACGCCGCGCATTTCGCCCAGACGCGCCGACACCATGTCGAAGTTCACCGTATCGACAATGGTAGGGTCCAGATCCGCCGCGCTCGTGATGTCAGCCAGGAAGCCTTCAATGGCCACCACCTCCTGCGCCCGCTGGGCTTTCGGCAGCGGCCCAATATATTCTACTTCATAATCAGCATCTTGCACCTGTGCTGGCGGCGCCGGGAACTTGCCGGCCCGCGCCAAGATGTTAAACACCCGCTGGAGCATCGGCGAGAATACCTGACTCTCAAGCCGGCCCATGGTTGGCCCCAGCAGCCGCTGCATCAACTGCCAACGTACCTGTACCTCCGTGGCTGTCATGGCCGGGCTGTCTTTCAGCGCCAGCTGATCAATAAAGAATCCCTGCCGGATGCTGTCCTGGAGCTGTGCCAGCTTAATCTCGCCGACATCGAAGCGGGCTTTACTCTCATACTCCCGTATATCGTCCAGGCTCCGGACTACCGTCAGGCCACCTTCTTCAATGTCCAGGTCACTCAGTAGCCCGCGCTCAGTCGCCAGTGTCGGCGGGTTTATAACTTTGCCCAGCTGTGTCAGGGTCATTCTGACAATCTCATTGGCACTCTTGATCGTCGCCATGGCTTTCATGGCCGGGCTGTTGCCCCATTTACTGTCATTCGTCTTGCGCCACCGGGCGACAAAGGTAGGCATTTCGTAGTATCCACCTTCCGGGCCCAGCTCCTCCCCTGTATCGTTGAAAACATACTTGAAGCCAAAAGGCCGGTTCTCAGGGGCCAACACATCCAGGTTCGCTGTGTCTACCTTTTCATCCAGTTTGCGTTTGAAAATACAAAAGATAATCTCAAACTTCATGGTGCCGGCTTTGTCAGTTTCAGCCGTCTTCAGGATCTTATCCGGTATGTTGTCTTTGCCCATCTTGTCAATGATCTTCAGCGCAGACCAGTTGAGCCTGCGATAGAAGTTCAACACCTTGCCGCTCTGGTCCTCATCAAAGAAGCTGTCAACAACCGGTATCGACCGGAAGTCGAGCCCATCATAGTTGTTCTCACTGTCGTTAATCTGCTCTACCGTCAGGGGGCCAGTGCCAAAACCAACGATGTCAATGTACATTTCTGACACTTCAAGTGAGAAGTTCGACGCCACCATTTCTGTGTAAACGATGTCGGAGACTTCAGACAGCCAGTCTCTAGATTCTTTATCCTCACGTAACGTCTTGTCTTGAAAGGTAAATTCAAACCACTTCGCGGTGAACGATGTCAAAGATCCATGGATGCTCGCGGCCAGTGTCTGCGCGGCGTAGACCGCGGTGTCATCATAGCGGTATATGTTGTTGTCATAGTCTATGCTGTTCTCTTCTACCGTTGAGCGGTAGAAGCTGTCACGGTAGGGTTGTACGAACTGCACCACATCAGTCCAGTGTGACTCAATACTGCGCCTGTCAGACTGTTCCGCCTGGTAGCGTTTTCTGATTTCCATTCCGTCCATTAAGCTGCCCTCCTACGACGCAGTTTGCCCGCTTTCGGGTGCCCTGCTTTTTTGACTTTAAAGTGCGCTGTGGTCGCACCACCCAGCATCTGTGTGTCTTCACCCGCGCCCAGGAACAAGTACTGCCCAGCTTCCGCTACGTGTGAGTACATGTTCTTGTCAGGCTTGTCATGGAAGCGTTCTTCATCTGACACCTGCAACCGTCTGTATTTATACCCGCCCATCATGGCCTTGCGGAAGCGCCGGGCTTTCGGGCTTACCATGAACGCCGGCTCTCCTACAAAATCCAGCTTTTTCATGGGGTCTGCCATGGCGTCACGTCTTAGTGTAACGTCGTTGGAGTGCGCGGGAACAGCATTAATACCTTCGGAGTGTAACATGTCAAATGGAGTCTGCTTGTCTGTCTGGGCACGCTGCTCACCAGCAGGATCACCAGTAATTTGCAATCGCGCATCACGGTACTCTTTCAGGATTTTGGTGTGCAGCTCCTTGCCGAAGGATTTAGCATCCATGTCTTCTGTGACAAGTTCATCAATGATACGCCACTGTCCGGTGGGTGACTTCTGAGCGAACAGCGCTGCCGGCGTCAAACCAAAGTCAATGCCGATGTGTAGTTCCAGCGTCTCGTCGTACTCCAGGAACTCTGCGGAACAGTGTACATCGTCTTTGTATTCTGGGTATATGGGCTTGCCTTCTATAACAAACCCATATTTTCCATGCACATAGACATCAATCCATGCCTGGTCGTTGCCTTCCATCATGTCTTCGTAATACGTTTCCGGGAGGTTCTTGATATTCTCGGCTTCATCACTCAGGCCGCTCGGCTGTCTCCACAGCTTCCAGCTGTTGGGCCGCTTCTCCTCGAACATCTTGTACCACCAGTGATCATCGTCCGGTGGGTTCGTGTCCATGATGACGCCATACCAGGTGGGCCCGTGCTTTCCGCCGATCTTTCTCGGGTACCGGCCGCAGCGGGCGCGCAGCATGCGAATGATGGGGTACGGCAGCTCTCGGGCTTCGTTTACCCAGGCCCCTGTCAGCTCAAGCGATAACAGTTTCTTGATGTCGTTGGGCCGGTCCAGTGCCCGGAACAACACCTCAGCCCGGACCCGAGTACCGTCAGGCACGCCATTTACGTCAGTCCAGGGGAATTCTACGATGTGAGTCATAGACTTAGCGACCCAGTGCCCCAGACTCTTCGGGAACCAGTCAAACCACGTTTGCATCGTGGTGTCTTCTAACTCTCTGTAAGTATTACGAATTACAGCCCAGCGTGTCTTGCGCATGCCCTCTGCGTCGGGCTCTTGCTCCCTCATCAGCCCAAACAGCTCCCAGCAGCAGGCCACGGACTTCCCAGACCCTACCGGCCCCATGAGCCCACGGACCCTGTGTCTTATGCCCTGCTTCGGCCTCTCGCGCCGCCTAACAGCTTCTTTGTTCTTAACCCGAGGTCTGGACGACTCCAGGCGCTTACGGGCTCTGCGGGGCTTAGGGAAGTACTCCCGGTCCTGATGGAACTTCCAACCCGTGGGGCTGGCTTCATAGGTTGTTTCAGCCACCTTACCCACAGGCAAACTCTACGTGTGCGGGTATGTGATCTGGTGATAATGCCCTGCCGTCCCGTGTAGCCCGAGACGGCTCCAAGGGGGTAGAGCGCGCCTCTTTCACTGGCGGCAGGGACTTTTGCGGTTGCTGCTGACCCGGCGCCAGCATGACAAAGGAAAACCCCTCATTCCCATCATTGTCAGCAATTTCAAGTGCTTTACGTTTCGGGTACCGGTATGACATAAGCTCTGCTGCGGCTGACTTACGGTCAGTCACCTGCACAGGCATGAATACCGGCTGCCCCTCTTCATTGATAAAGTCAGGCCCCATTTCAATAGTGCCGGACATGATCTTAAACAGAACCTCGATAGGGTCTGAATAGATTCTAACCAGATTGTCGAAACGGGCGTCAAAGGTATCAGAACGTACACTCATTGGGCTATAAGCTCAGTTGGTTTAGAAACTTATAGCACAGAGTTTATGTTATGACAAATTTAGCTGCTCCTTCAAAAGGGCCACGGTGCACCAAATGTTGAGAGAGCCAGGCGGGGGCCAAAGTTCGGGTGCACTGCTGTATTGCTGTGCAGCCTCTATCAAGTCCTTACCAATTTCTGGAGGAATGACTTCAACACGCCGAAACCCATTGCGCCTGAACTGGTTCCCCTTATCATCCACGACAAGATGTCTTTCCCCTGACATTATGCTTTTGTCATAAAAGCCAACAGCCCACCCATCAGCCAAGTCACCGTCGTTGTACTTGGTTGCGAATACGTAGTCCCCTTTATTCATTATCTACATACTCGTCTATTGCAATAGAACTTAATTGCGCCCCACCGAACTTATCACCCTCTTCAGGTATCAATTCCACAGGGAAGTTTGTCAACGCCCTGTCCAGAATGGCATGCGCCTCTTCAATAGCCTCAGTGTCAAAAGGCTCGTCTACCCACTTGTCAATGTTCTCCATAGCGTTGTTGATCGCGGTGTCCGTCTCGATTATCCGCTGGGCGTAGCGCTTGTTGGTCCGGCGCAACATATCTATGTGGTTCTGGAGCTGTCTTACCGTGCGTAGGCAGGTCTCACGCTCAGATGCCAGCTGCCGCGCGTGAGGGAAGTGAGTCTGCGCCAGGGTGTGAAGCTGCGCCATCCATTCCTCACAGTCTCTGAGTCGCTGGGTGTTGTGACGGCTCAGCTCCTGGTATGCCATATTCAGTACGTATCGAATGTCTATGCTCATGCTACGCGCCCCCATGTGTGTGATG